GTTCATTTAATCACTCCCCGTAAATATCAATGTCTTGTTGACTTCGCTGACTGTTGGCCGTGTCTATCGTCTGCTGGTTGATTACCTGAATCATATTCTTAGCGTCAACCTCAGACATATTGAATGCCTTCTGGATAGCGTGAGCCTTGCTGACAATGCCACTGGCCAAAGCCTTGGTCCAATAGTCAAGCTCATTGTTCTTGTCAGTAAAGACTCCATCGTCCAGATTGATTGCAATCTTCTCCATTTGAGGAATTGTACCGCTATACAATCCGTAAAGACTGCCAAGCTCACAAATCGAGATAATCAATTCTTTCAAAGATTGCTCAACCAAGCTGACAATACTGTTTCTCATCTGATAAGTATCAGAGTTTTCAGAAACGACCTCTGTCGCAGTCTTCAAGCTTTGACCGTCAAATGTAAACATCCCAGCTGATACACCTAAAAGCATTTCAAATAGGCTCAAACCTTCGTTAATGGTCTTGATGTAATCATCTGCTCGGATTGCAGTTGTTAGGTCTGTGATGCTTCCTCCGTCCATGTCGCTAGTAGATAAGCGTAAGTAAACATTCTGCTCTGTATCAAAACGCTTGACAAGCTGGACATCTCCGTCTTTATTGACCATGCGAGTCTCTGTGAGGTTCTCAGGAACTGCGACTCTGCGTTGTCCCATCTTGACTTCCCACTTAAACTCGTCGTAAGTGGTGTTAATAAAATCAATCGTGCTCTTGGCATTATCGAAGATAGACAAACCTAGCGGGCTGTTAATATCTTTGTTATTCATGCCTGGAGGTTTAAGGTAAGAAAAAAGCGGTCTTGTTAGACCGTTTAGTTCAACTTGTTCTTCTAGATCCTCGTAGACTTCAGCAAGGGGCACACGGTCGCCTACTACCTCAGAATTCTCTGACTTGTAAAGTTCGTTACTGATGATGTATTTCCCATCTTTCGCCCATTCGTGAAATTCAATCAAGGTATAGTAGATGCTCTTCTGACCTGAAGCCTTAATCGTCTTAGTCACGATAGCAGCGCTTGAAATATCTTGCGTGTTAGATTGAAGTGGTAAAAAGACTGGCGCTTGGATGAATGATACTCTCACTCGTCCATTATCTACATAGGGCCTCATAGCAAGACCTCCAAGAGCTAGACAGCTCTCAAGGTAGCGCTCAAAATTCTTGTTAAAGCGATCATTCTTCAATGTTTCTTGAATGAATGCATTTGCGTCTTTATCGTCTAATTTAATTGAGGCTTGTTCATTAAAGACCAGACTAGCAATCTTCTTAGCAGCGGTCCGAGCGATTGGCAAAACAGTCATTGCTCTCTGTTTCCTCATGCCGTCCGTGTTCGTGTAAGTAACCGTTCCAGCGTTGCTTTGATAATATCTTAAGTTTTCGTTAATCCGTCGATACTCTGCGCTTGTTACTGCGATTTTAGGATGGTCTGTGATACTTGCCAGACTTTCTGTCGTCATTCTGTATTGACTCCTTTTTATTAAATTTTTAATGGTTTGTATAATTCCCATTCTTTGATATGCTCCTGTTAAAAATTAGCGTATTTTTTGTAAAAGACATTGACACTATATCTGAACTCGTCCATTGCGTGGTTGTCTTTATCAATAGGCCTTCCGTTATCGTCTCGGCTATATAAACCAATCTCTTTCAAGAAATAGTAATGGTCGTACTCTTCTTCTTGGTGATTGATAAGCAAGAACTGACCTGAAGAGATGAGGTTCTGACCACGCTCAATCCCTACCTCGATACCTTTTGCTTTACTGCTGACATCGTGAGCGTTGTTCAAGGCTCCTCTCGTCTGAATTCCTAGCTTGTGCAACTCCTCTCGTAAGGAACGACACGCTGGGTCAATCCAGACATCGGTATAGCGCATTTGATACTTGCTAACACACCACTGAATGAATGCTCGAAGTTCGACTGCATAGGTAGACATAGCTTTGACTTGGCCAGTTTCAGCGCCACTGTGGTAGTAATGAGCTACACGGTTGAGCTTGAAAAAGGTTCTGCCATCCTCTCTGTGCTTAGTAACAATATTACAAGACATCGAGGTGGCGTCAGATTGCCCACCATCGCCATTGAAATACATTTCCATAGGTTCGCCTACCAAACTATCCTTAATGTTCTTCTCAAGGTCAAATAAGCCGTAAATAACGCCCTGAGGCATCACCCTCTGACCAAGCACGTCTCTCTTGTAGAGATAAGGATTCTTCTTCAGCGATTGGATGATGGATTGTTTGCGCTCTTCAGACAGAATCGGATTGTCATCCATGGTCCAATGAGTCCAGCGTGTGTTCTGAACGTCAAATACATCCTTAATAACAGGATGTTGAGGTGCTGGAGGGTTTAGATCAGCTAGATGATATCTGAGTTTAGCAGCCCACGTCCGTCTGAATGCTTCCTGGATAAAATCCATGTTCAGTAGATTGATTTCACAAAAGACTACTGAGCCTAAAGACATACCAGTGATAGCACCTACACTATTAGCTTTACCTCCGCCTTTGTAATAAACACGCTTGGTACCGTTTGGTGTATCGATTAGGAGGTGGTCTCCGTGCTCGTCATGTTTGATTTTGCAATTACCATCAAAAATGTGCATTAGACCTGTACCGTCACCGTCGATAAACAAACGGTAGGCTTGCTCTTGGTTGTATGCAGCGATTAAATGATTCTCGTCTTGTGACTCAATCAAGTATCTTGCATACCTGAAATGACCAGCGGTTGTCTTACCACTTCGAGGCGTGCCCTCGTTGACTTCAAGCTCATAATTGAATGGCCTGCGAATGATGTCGGCTTGTTTTCTTGAAAACTTAATCTTCAACCTCGTCACCACCCTTCACTGCATTCAATAGAGCTTCCATGAGAGTAGTATCAGACTTGGAATCTTGATTCTTCTCAATCTTGAGTTTGAGTAATTCAATCTCTTGTCTAATTTTCTCATCTGTCAATTCAAAGTCTTTCCACGCCATGTTGTTCATGCCGTCCAAAGCTGAAAGAAATGCGTTTGAATTGGCTTGTCTAACACCGTCATTCTCGATACTTGACCTAGCCTTATTCTTGAGCCATTCATACTCATTAAAAGCCTGTTCTCTGGACCATAAAGACATGTTTGAGAATTGTTTCAATAATTCTCTGTACCTCACCAAAACCTCACCATTTTTCAATAGCTCACTAGCTTTGTTGTCAACTACTTTATCTCGCCACTTCACAGCGGATGGATACGCCTGCCTATACGCTTGTCTTTGGGATAGTCCAGAGATTATTCCTTGGACAAATAGCTCTTGTTTTGGGGTTATTTTATCCACTCACCGGACTACCTCCTTTCTGACAAAATAAAAAGCCACTCTTTGAGTGGCTGTATGCGGTAAGCGGGTGCCTCCCCCGCCAGAGCCTTATATAGCGCTACTTTATCTCTGTCCTACAGGTTAGTTAGCCTAAATCTAATTACCGCCCTGCACCCCTATTGTGATAGCTACTCACAGAGATACAATTGGAACGACAGGGCTCGAACCTGCCTACGTTTCAGACCCTTTATAGTCATATCGCTCCACCAACTGAGCTACGTTCCAACTGCGAGGCGACTACCGACCTCAATTAGAATCGATATTATATTCTTACCTTTTCTTATTTATTTTTTTGTAGCCTTTATGACGACGCCTGGAATTGAACCAAGGACACTTCTCAAAGGGAGCAACAAATAGAAGAGAGTGTCAGAACCCTTCTCGTCGTCTAGAGAGGCCGTAGCCTCAATTTTCATAAAGGAGTATCATCTGCCGCAGCATTTGATACTAACATTTTAACAGATTTTTAGAACCGTGCCGTCCCAAATAGTCCCATTTTGAACCTATAACATCAGATGACTTCTTCCAGGGCTAAAATAGCCTCATTTTTTAATCTGTAATAGGTTGTACGGCTCATTTTTAAGTCATAACAAATACTATCAGCTGTGCCCTTATTGATGTAAGTCATCCTCAAGATTGTCCGATGTTTAGGATTGGCCAATTTATTGATCATACGGCCGAGTTCTATTTTTCGATTGATTATGACATTCGTGTCTTTCTCGATTTCACCCTTCATGGTTATGAGCTGAGCATAGACGTCGTCAATCTTCCTAGGTTGGCCACCTTTAACCTTAACCTCGGACCACTTTGGACTTGAGAGCAGGCCAGCCTCAAGCTCGTTGATTTCGTCTATTCTGCTCTGGATATCCATGTCGAGGCTTTGCAATTCGCTCAAAAGCTCTTTTGCCTTCACTCTCTATCTCCTTTATGATATAATAATATTATTGAAAACGTTGTCGGGGTAGAGTGAATGCCTCGGCTTTTTTTATTTTAGTAGCTATTGAGTATCCTCATCGTCTTTTCATAGCTTAGATGTACTTTTGCTCTTTCCTCCTCGTATCCGAATACTTTTGGAATTCTGAAATAAATGATTGTAGCGTTGTCATGTTGTTTGACAACTGAGAAAATGTGTTTGAGTAAGTCTTTTCTAAAAGCTATGTTAGGAAAAACTACAAGCTCTCGAGCTCCTATTCCTGTTGTAGTCACTTTATTTATTTGGCTACCTGTGTACGGATATTTTTTAGGTCTCATAATCTCACCTCGTCTCCAATCCTTAAAGTTTCGTAGCTTGTTTGCGTGACTACGAAAATGCCGTAGTTCTGTATTGTGATCGTGTACAGGTCGCCAATCTTCTCCTTGTGGACGACTCTGCCTTTGATTTCTGCGCCTTTGTTGTCTGCTTTGTAGATTACAATCGGGCGCTTTTTTTCAAGATTTTTAATGTGGACACATTGCCAGATATTCAAAGTAGCTGACAAGACAATCCAGATTGCTATGAAGCGTTTCATTCAGTAACCTCCTTTTTTAAATGCATAATTCTAAGGTTTACATAAGCCATTGCATGACTTAAAAATGGAGTTGGATATTTTGGTAATTCCTTAAGCATACGCTCATAGTATTCCAATTCTGTTTCTTCCATCACTCCACCTCCTCAAAATAACTATGAAATTTACTTAAATTGACAATAGCGACCTCTTCGACAAAATGTTTTTCGATATCAAAGTCTGGATCATTTTTCCCAAACTCTTTCTTTATAGCTTTTTCCGCTAGAAAAGGTAAGTCAAATATATTTGCTCCATTTCTTAAGGCAAGCGGTTGACCGTGTTTGTTTACTACTCGATAACCTACATCAAACGGTCTGATTTTCGCAGGGATTTTTATGCGTTTGTTTTCAGTTTTTATTGCTTGTTCAATGGTTTGTACCATCACTCCACCTCCTCAACTTCAAACAATGGACTATTAAACACTTCACCAAAGCCAGCTTCTTCTAGTTCTTTGCGGGTGTGATGTGTGCCATAAAGTGAGTTTTCTTCCCTGTCTGAGAAAAGCCATTTGTTTGAATGTTTCTCACGGTTCAAAGTTTCGTGATTTCCGCAAATCCCTTTTATTTTAACCAGATACCGCTTTTCATTCTCTACCATGTATCCGTCAAACCAAGCTAGCACAAATGTTCTTTGGTTATCCTCATTTTCTAACCACTTATTAACCCCTGGACCTCCATACGTCATACCACCAGATAAAGAGTAGACAGTTTTAGCAACCTCAATCCAATCCGCCACAAATTGCGGAACCTTCACTTTTTCGGGTTCGTCTAGTTGTCGCAAATCTTTTAAAACTTCTAAGGTGTCTACCCTTCTAAAACAAGCATGGCTCATGTATTCGTATTTCTCAATCAATTCCTGTTTATTCATGCTTCAGTTCCTCCAACTGTTCTTCGTATTCTTTCAGCTTTTTCTTCCACCTGTTTTTGAAATAAAGTGTTACGGTATAGCTCATAACCTTTCTCCTTTAGCTTACCTTGTGGCTTTCCAGGTCTCCGAATTCATGACCGTGGTTTACAAAGTACGAGCCAATCAGAATGGCATCGGCCTCGTCATCTTTAACGTTCAGGTCGAAGCTCTCGGATACTTTAGCAACGGCCTGCAGCTTCATTGATTTCTTGCTACGGTCTTTAAAGCTGAACTTCCAGTACTTGCGCCAGGTCGACACGTTCACAAAATACACGTTGTCAGCGACTAACCGTCCAAGAATAATCCCTGTCACAATTCCAATACTGATCATTGACTGCTGATTTGGCCCCATGACCGAGTTCTTCTCAACCACAATCGATTCAAAATGACAGTCGTACTTCTGGAGCGCCCTTGATTGAATCGCTCGCAATTCGCTAGCCATGAAGCGTCCACGTTCAAAGAACGACTTACTTTTATGTTTTAAGACACCACTCTGGACAAGGTCAGAGCCGTGAAATACGGCCCATCCTGTCGCAGTAGTTGAAATGTCTAACGATAATGTCAGAGATTTCATTGCAGTTCTCCTTTGATACCGCAGAGGTCAAAGAGGTTGCGCTTGTTATTCTCGATAAACTCAAAGAACTTCTGAAGCTCGGCCAAGTGGCGTTTTTCTCTCTTGACTCCAAGGCTCGTATGATACTCTGTTGGCGTTTTCGGTGTTACCTTAATATCTAGCCAATAGAGAGGCTCAAACACGTCGCCACTTGCATCAAGAGAGGTATCTGCGTCCGCATTTCTAAAATGCATCTGCATATCATATTCAATTTTGTTTGTAATCGTGATGGTCTTGTCCACGATTTCAAGTGTAATGGTTGTTCCTGGTATGTCGATTTTGTTTTGCATTTGTTTTTCTCCTTTATGCGTGTTTT